GAAGACCGTCCGCATCACGAGCCAGACCTACAAGCCCGGGTCGGCATGGATCACGCTCGTCGTCATCGACGATAACCAGTAACAAGGCCGTGGTGTCGGTCAGCATCAGTCCGAAGTCTCAGGCTGAGTTCATCGCGGCCCTGCGTCAGTTCGCGGCCAACACCGGGCAGACCATGCGAGACGCGGCGCTTGAACAAGCCGCCCTTGCCTGTCAGGACGCGGCGACCTTCACCCCTCCCCTGCCGAAGGGCGGAGGCCGTGGCCTGTCAAAGGCCGCCCAGACCGCTGGCGACAACGCCGTGGCTGGGGACATCAAGAAGATGTTCGTCGCGGCTAATGACCGTAACTCGAACTCTGCCGCGGCCCTCCTGACCAATCAGCTGGCCTACGCGACCAAGACCAACGACATCGGCCTGTTTAACAAGGTCATCGGGAAGGGCTCGCTCCAGGCGCTGAAGAACCTCCCGCCCATCATGCGCAAGATCGCGAACGACCGCGACTATGACCGGGCGTTCAAGAAGGCTAAGAACTACTTTAACACGACCAACCCTGTGATGACCGACTACGGCCAAGGGTTCGTCAATGAGCTGCGTCCTCCGCATAACCGCATCAAGGGCAAGTTCGGCGGCCGCATCGGCAAGTCCGTTCGCCCGGTCAAACTCAAGATGCTCGTCGAGTCCAAGTCCGACCTCGACCAATACATCCGCGACCGCCAAGCCATGGTGGGCATGATCAAGGCGGGCTGGGCCTCGGCCCTGCGCTCCCTACCTAAGCCCGTTATTAACGGCGTGCCCAAGGACTTCGGCGTCAAACTTCTCAGCGTAGCCTGGATTAACCGGCACAACCGCGTGCTCGGTACCAACAAACTTACGGCCAACGAGAAGGTCGTCGAGCTGAGCGTGACCAACACGCAGGGCAATGTGAACGGCATCGCCACTGACGCCGACGTGCTCGGCCTTGTCTACGCCAACCGCGTCAAGCAGATGAAGGCCCGCTTCGAGCGCCACATGAACAGCACCATCCAGCGCGCCAACCGCCGCTAACCACTTATGGGAACCAAATCCATCCGCCACATCGTAGAGGCCACCTTGGCCACCTACCTATCCACCCAGACCGGGCTGACCACCGTGGCCTTCCTGACGGGCGACAGCGCCGCGACCCAGACCCTGCCCAAGGCCGTGGTCCTATGCGAGTCCGCCCGCAGCCCTGCCGACCTCCCCGAGGGTGAAGGCAACTTCAGCTGCTCGGTCCGCATCACCCTGTTCTCGAACGCCGACGACACGACCCTCGCCGATCACCGTGCCCGCTGTGCCGCCCTGTCCGGCAATATGCGCGACCTGACCTCCATCAAGGCGGCCTTCGTCACCTCGACCGACGCGGCCTGCTACGATGTCATCCTGACCTCCGAAGACGAGGGCATCGACGAGCGCTCCTGGGCGACCTCCTTCGCCTTTGACGTGCTGGTAGTCCTGCCCGCCTGAGACAATTCCAAAGCCTGCAAATACAAATGGCCGCCATCTCAAACGGAACCACCTGCGTCTACGGTATCGCGGGTACTGTCACTAACCTCTTCGTGCAGTCCTATAGCCTCTCGTCCTCGTTCAACGCCGAGGCCATGGTCATCAATGAAGCGGGCATCACGGTCACGCACCGACTAGACGACCGTAAGTCCGAGATTACGATCGAAGGCATCGCCAAGACTGGCACTGTTCCCGTCCTCGGCGCCACCCTTTCCTTTACGGTCAACACCGCCTCAGCCTATCCTGCTGGCTCGGCTACGGCTTCCTTCGTTGGAGTGGTAACCAAGGTAGACGATAAGGGATCCAGCCAAGGTTTTACCAGCGTCTCAGTGACTGCTGTCGACTTCGAAGGCGTCTCCTACACGTAATTGACACCCCCGAAAGGGGGACAGTCTAGAGGACAGTGGATCGTCGCTTCCTAAATAGCCAAGTAGACCCGGCACCGTTCACCTTGCTAGGCAGGACGCTGTACCCCTGGTGTCTGAAGTACCGGGTGCGGCTGATGGCCTTCGACTCCCCGCTCGTCACCGGCTCCCGCGGCATAACCCCAGCCGACCTTATCTTCGCCTGCCAAGTTTGCGCCGAAGAACCCCTGGGTGAGATTGGCTTGAGGGACAAGCTGCGCATCCTTGTCCTTAACCGTAACTCAGAAAGGTTTGAGCGCCTGCTGGAATCCTTTTCTGGCTACATCCTGGTCCAAGATTGGCCCAAGTTCTGGGAGCAGACCAAGACCAAGTCAGGGGGCGGCGACAAGGGGGTGCCGTGGCCGCTGTCCATCGTCGCCAACCTGATCGCGTCGGGTATCCCAGAGCAGCGGGCATGGGAGATGCCGGAGTGTCAGGCTATCTGGCTGAACTCCGCCCTGGCTATCCGCAAGGGTGCGGACGTGGCGATCATGTCGCCCGAGGAGGAAGCCTTCATAGCCGAAGAACTAGCCAAGGAGGCCGCCGCGTCTGCTTCCAATCCTGCAAAGGAAAGCACCCCCTGACATGGCCCAAGACCTGACAGTCAACATCAAGACGACCTCCGACGTCCCGCAGGCCATGGACAAGGCCAAGCAGGCCACGACCGGATTTGCCAAACAGGTCGAAGACATCCAGAAGAAGTTTTCGACCTCATTCAAGGACATCTTCCTAGGCTTTGCGGCTCCGATGGTAATCCTTCAGGGTACAATCAGCGCCATCAGCGGTGCAATCGAAGACGCTCGTCGCAAGGCTCAAGAGGGCTTGGACTTGATGGCCAAAGGAGACAGCATGTTCGTGTCGTCTCACGAGAAGCGCATGGCAGCCTTCTTTAAAGAACGGCAAGAGCGCCTTAAGGAAAGTGAAGCGGCAAAGGCAGGACGAGCTGAGGTGACCGAGAGGTTCCTAAAAGAGACAGAACAAGGGCAGGCACTGCGCCGCCAGCTGATTCGGGAAAACCTTGGCAACTATCTCATCAACCCGCTTTTTACGACTAACATGTCCAAGCAGGAGGGCGTGCAGAAGCGAGCCTTTGAATTGTGGAACCAGTCCGACGAAGGCAAAGCCGCCTTCAATTGGGAAGAGACTCAACGCAAGCAGGCCATCGCGGCTGAACGCATCAGGAAAGAAGAGGAGGCCGCCAGGGCCGCAGACGCCAAGAAAGAAGCCGCCAAGTCTAGCTCTGGCTCAACCATCCCTGGCTCAGTCTCCGGCAACGTAATCGGAGTGGGTAACAACCCCGTCGTGACCGCCCTCCAAGAGCAGCAGCTCGTCGCCCGAGAACAACTGGCCGTGCTTCAGGTCATCGCCTCCAACGGAATGCAAGGCCCCGCCCGTGACGTCACCGCGTCAGGCGCCACGCCCCGCACCCCGGCCAACGCTTCGCCGTCTCGCGCCGCCCTTCTCACCAAGAATAAATAACCATGGCCCTCGTCAAAAACGGCAACCTCCTCACGACCAAGTTCGTCCAGCCGGGCGGATCGTACACCAACGACGGCTACGGCCTGATGACTGCCCGTGCCACTTACAATGTCGACAAGACTGTCGGAGGAACCGCCGTTATTACGGGGCAAGTGCACCCGGAATATTCTGATTTCTTCGTCCATAAGTTTAGCCTAATCAAGGGCCCGCTTGAGATTGACATCATCGAAGCTGAGTACGTCGGCATCCAGTCTGAAGTCGGCTCCCGAACCCGCCCGAACGTGACGGCCTCGCACGGCCTGACCTCTGAGCACATCACGACTCACCCCAACTTCTTCGGCCCTGCGACTGGCTTCACGACGGCGATTGCCGGCAATGGGACGACTTTCACTGCTTCCAGCATCGTCACCAATGAATGGGTCGGTGGAGACTTTGGTGCTCATTTCAAAGGTACGAATCTGAATGCTGGAGGGTTTGTCGGATTCAAGGATTCCAGCACGGCAGCGAAGCAATACTTCTACGGGAAAACACATTACCTTTCACCGATTACGTCATTTTCTGGAGTTATCTATACTAAGGATATGTCAGACATCGCCAAGGTTCGAGATGCCGTAGGCAAGACATCAACGAGCAACGATTTCGACGGGATCAAGTTAATCCCTAATCATATCGGCACCTCTTGGACGGCTAGCGTAAAAGGAACCTCCCGCCCGACCCTGCTTCTTTCTCAAGTTTCATTTGAAGACTATTGCGTTCCGATTGGAGCAAGCCCCAAAATCGTGAAGATTAATTACGAGATTAGGTTTAACCGCGAAGGCTACCCTGCGGAAGTCTACGCGCCCTCAACAGCGCCATCGCCATAATGATCGTACAACCCGGAGCAGGATACGGTTTTAACTCAAGCGGATACGGAGTCTCGCTTGATATAGGCAACCCGTTCCCAGACGAATCGGCCTCGCAGTTCTGCCCTTTCGATATTTACGGCCTGACCTACAAGGAGTCCAAGTATTACGTCAAAATCTACCCTGGCATGGTCGACAATCTGGTCGTAAAGTCTGACGACGCGGTTCTGCTGACGAACAACCCTCCGCCTGAAATCGAAGTCATGAACGGGGCTGGACCTACCACCGCCGGCGAAAGTTTCATCTACATCCGATGCGGCAACACTCCCCCTGCTGGCGCAACCCCTGCCAAGTTTCCCGCAGTCAGCGGGGAAGGCTATCCGATGATCAAGGTGCGAGCTGAGCAAGACCGCGTGGACGACGATGATTACGGCTACATCCTCATCGGCCGTATTGCTCGGTTTCAGGAACTTATCCCTGGCTCAGACCCGGCGGCCTACGTCTGGAAGAACAGCGTCACCAAGCTGATTGGTTGCAACTCACTCTGGGCCGAGCGCTTTAAGTGCGGGTCGACTACGGCCACCTATTGGTGGAGCGCCGTCTGACATGGCCCTGCCTCCTAGGTCGGCATCGGTACTGGTTGAGATGAGCAACCCAGATGGGGCCATCTTCGGCTTTCTAGCCCGTCCGCATGGGACAGTCCTGGAGGGCGAAATCGGCGCGCCACTTATTGACTGGGCTCCCCCTAAGCAGAAGCAGACATTCTCTTACCAGCATTACTTCACGAACTACCCGGACGACGTGATCGTGAAGGTGCATCAGGACCTACCTATCAGTTCTTTCTTCGGGATACAAATCTTGCTCCAAGGTTTTACGGACAACGTCTCGGTAGATGCTACCTATCCAGACCCGGCAAGCATCATCACGGAGTATGACCCGACTCCCTCGCCCGGCCCTGCAGAGACTCCGCCTGATCCTAACGGGAGCTCGAAGAACGACGCTTTCGACCGTGACGCTTCCTTTACTTCCGTGTTCTTTCCGCGTTGGAATACTGACCCGGCTTACGAACTATTTAACAACGACCAATGGCTCGGGGAAATCTGCCCACCCAAAGACTACGAGTTTTTCCTAGATGCAAACGGGACTGCCTTGTTGAACAAGCCCTGGTCAATCGACGTGACCGTAAGCAATCTGGATAGCAGGGTGCTTAACGAAGAGACCGACCTCTTTGAGTATTACCCTTTCCAGCAGGCCACCTTCGACTTCAAGCAGACGGTCACCCTCCAGATACCAAAGACCTGGACGACATGCTGCTGGAACGAAGGCGCCGTGATCAATGGCGAGGTAACCTTCCAATCCGTTGACATGACAGTGGAGGCTTACGGCGCCGGCGGCGAGAGCTGGGGCTTTGGAGGCATGACCGCCACGACTGGGACGACCGCAAACGATGCCGGCTCCCAGTCCTTCTCCATCACGATTAGCGACTCGTACGTCCCTGTCGAAATCGTCATCCCTACCACGCCGGGTAAGATTACCTTCGTCAACGACTTCGTGATTACCTCGGTGACCAAGCCTAGTTGAAGGCCGACCCTGACCCCCCCCTTCCAATCGGGGCAAGGTTAAGACCCGATGAGCTGCACTAATCAAGTAACCGTCTCGCAGGGTAACACCTTCGCCTGCACCTTTACCTGGACGCCCGGGGCGACGGGCCCGGCCAATCTGCTGACCACGACCCTTAGCTCGTCCCTCGAAGACCGCCAAGGCAACGTCTACGCGATGACGGTGACCAAGGCCGGCGACGGCCTGTCCTTCACGGTGACCTACCCGGGCTCGACCGCTGATTGGGCTATCGGCCTCGGCAAGTGGGACATCAAGTTCGTCTTCCCGGGCTCGACCATTTCGCGCACCGAACTCTTCCGCGTCAACGTCATCGACAGCGTCACCGTCTAAGCCATGCCTGACGCGACGATCACCTCGACGGCTTCGACCTTCGGGACC